ATCATGAATCGTAACGGTGCAAATCCATACTCGGAAAACCGTTATAAAATCTTTGCAAGTGCAATCACTAACGGTGTTAGAATTCGTATGCAATACCAAGACAATGACGTCGGTGACCAAACTGGTACAGGTCCAGCAGTTGACGAAAACGTGCAAGGTACATTAACTAGTGCAATGAGCTACATTCGTCCAACTGGTTCAAATGTTCAAGTTGATGCTCCTACAATTGCATTAGGCGTAACAAATACTTTCTAATTTTACTTGACAGGTTTCAAATTATAGTATATACTAATACTATATGAGGAGTCATCAATGGACGAAAGATTAAGTAAAGCATTAGAGTTTTCTAATTTTTTAGCAACGCAAAACAACCAAAAACGTATTTTTCTTGCACAGTATAAAGAAAACCTTGTACACTATGCCCACGGATACAAGTTTACTGTCACGCAAGAACTTATTAACTTTTGTTATACGCTATCAAAATTAAGTTCGTCTAGTGTAATAGTGTTAGATGATAATAATATTCCATTTAGTGTCGACGATATTGAAGAATTTACAAAAGAACTTCTTGGAGTATATGTATTTGCTTCACGTAAATACGCTACTGACTACGAAACTATTAAAAAGAATAGATCAGTACAGGGATTAGTTGATCTATGAATCAAGGCGTAGTTCTTTTTGCTTTTAATAATATTTCAGTTGACTATATAAAACAAGCTGTATATTGTGCTAAACGTATAAAAAAATATCTTCAACTTCCTGTACAAGTGATTACTGACGATGTTGAACATATTAAAACTTTTCCATTTTATAAAAAATATGTTGATATAGTAACATATCAACCGGCTCCTTTATCTACAACTAAAACATTTAACAATGGATTATACACAAGTAAGAAACTGCAATGGAAAAATTCTGCACGTAATAGTGCTTATGAATTAAGTGTATTTGATAACACGTTGGTAATTGATACAGATTTATTAATATCTAACGATAAACTGTTGTCATGTTTCAACTCACAAGAAGAATTTATGATTGCTAAACATCATAGATTAGTTAACAACAACGGAATTAATTTTGATAGAATAACTGATAAAAGTATTCCTATGTATTGGGCAACTATAATTTATTTTACAAAAAGTGATACTGCTAAAAATGTATTTGATTTAGTAAGCCATATAAAAGAAAATTATAATTATTACCGAACAGTTTATGATATTTCTGAATCTAAGTTTAGAAATGATTTTGCATTCAGCATTGCAGTACACATGTTGAAAGGGTTTGAACCGAGTACAGAATGGCCAAAAGATTTGCCAAGTGATATGTGGGTGTCAACTGACAGGGATATTTTAATTGATGCATCTACAAGTATCAAATTACTTGCACATAATTCTTATGATTATATTCCTGTAAATTTAAAAGATGCAACTGTACATGTTATGAATAAATTTAGTTTAAATTCTTTTATTGACAAGGAGTTTGTAAATGAGTAATGGCGTATGTATCCTTGCACAAAATAATTCTACTACTGATTATGTAGAACAGGCCTATGCATTAGCATTGAGTATTCTTGCACACGCACCAATTACAAATGTTAGTATCATAACTGATGATAAAATACCATCTACTTACAAAAATGTATTTGATAAAATTATTCCTGTATTATGGCATGATAGTGCAGAACTTACAGATTGGAAAATAGAAAATAGATGGAAACTTTATCATGCTACGCCTTATGATAATACAATAGTATTTGATGCCGATATGTTAGTGTTAAAAGACATATCTCCTATTTGGAATAATTTACATACTATTTCGTTTGCTACTAATGTTAAAACCTATAGAAACGAAATGGTAGATACTAGGCATTATCGAAAAACATTTGACGCAAACGAATTACCTGATGTTTATACTGGAATGTATCAATTTACTAAATGTAATGAGGCAAAAGATTTTTTTACATTGTTAGAAATAATAATGGAAAACTGGGAAATTTTTTATAAACAATATGCTTCTAAGCATTTACAAAATTGGAATAGTGTAGATCTAAGTGCAGCAATTGCATTAAAAATATTAGATGTTTACAATTATGCTTTAAATAAAAATAGCATGTTATCTTTTACTCATATGAAGCCGTATGCACAAAAGTTTCAACACATTCCAAGTAGATGGACAGATGCATTAACTATAGACTTTGGTAACAACGATATTTATATTAATGGATATAAGCAATCAGGAGTGTTGCATTATGTTGAAAATAGTTTTTTAACAACTGATATGATAAAATGGTTAGAAGGAAGAATATAAATGTATTACGTATATTACAATGAAGACGGAACAATTACAGCAGTTGCTAATATTACAGACGAAACTTTTGGACCAACATACATCGAAGTAGATTTACCTACTTATACTAAGTTATCAGACGTTGAAACTATGATTAGTCACATAGTAGTTGAGAATGTTCGTATTAAAGGCAAAATGTATATAGTATCAAAGAATGCAGATACAGCAGCACAATTATATCCTAAAGGTATTATACCTAAACAATCATTTACTGATAATGCTGTTATTTTTAAGCAAAGTTTATCTGCAGGCACTTGGACTGTTATAAGTACAATGAACGACGAAGTATGTGCATTGTTTTCACAAGGCGATGATTATATTAAGGAATATTACGTAGTCGATCCTACAAATAGATTTATTATCTATGATACTTTGTCTATCAATTTAAAAAAATTAGCATCTGCAGGATTAATCGAACTTAAAAATTATAACAAAACACTATGTAAACAGAATGTTAGTCTATTATGTGGCTCACAACATGTAAAACATATACATACAGTAGAGGAATGAAATGAAAATTATCAATTACGACATTATCTACCTTAGCTATGACGAACCTAATGCAGAAAAAAATTATGCAGATTTACTTACTAAAGCACCGTGGGCAAAACGTGTACATGGTGTCAAAGGATCAGATGCAGCACATAAGGCCTGTGCTAATATAAGTGAAACAGAAAGATTTATTACAGTCGACGGCGACAATATCTTGCGGCCTGGGTTTTTAGAGCAAGAAATAGAAATCCCACAAGGCAGTAATTTAGAAAAAAGTGTGATTAGTTGGTGCGGCAAGAACGAAATCAATGGCCTTATGTATGGCAACGGAGGACTTAAATGCTGGCCTAAGGAGTATGTATTAAATATGCGAACACACGAAAATGCCGACCCCGACAACGGGCATGCACAAGTAGACTTTTGTTGGGATACGCAATATATACAAATGTCCAGCTGTTACAGTGATGTTCATAATAATGCCACTCCTCATCAAGCCTGGCGTGCTGGATTTAGAGAAGGTGTTAAACTAGCTCTTGACCGAGGTAATAAAGTAAACAAAACTGACTTTTTTCAAAAAACTCATTGGAGATGTTTACATATGCTGTATATTTGGACAATGATAGGTGCAGATGTAGAAAATGGTCTATGGGCAATTTACGGCGCAAGAGAAGGCTTGTACAAAACTATGTGTACAGATTGGGACTTTGTCAATGTCCGTGACTTTGAATATCTAAATGATTTTTACAATACAGAAATTGCTTCACTTACAGAAAAAGAACTTCCTGAACGTATTAAGGATATAGGTTTACTGTTAATTAACAAATTAGATTTACCTATTGCAGAAACTCCATTAGATGCAAGTCAAAGCAACTTCTTTAAAACTGTATATCAGCATCCCAGCAGGACCTCTACTATACAACGTGTAATTGATCCAGAATGATTAATTTAGATTCCTTACCAGAAGTTAAAAAAGAATTAGATGCTGTTGGCTGTGGATTTTGCCTAGCTAAATGGACACAAGTAACTATGCATCTTGGATCTGGCATAACACATAGTTGTCATCATGTAGGTGCCCATAAAATTCCATTAGATGAACTTGCAGTTAATCCGAGTGCATTACATAACACTAATTTTAAAAAAGAAATTAGAAAAGAAATGCTTGCAGGCAAGCGTCCTGCCGAGTGTGATTATTGCTGGCGAATTGAAGATAATACTAATAACTTTAGTGACAGAATTACTAAAAGTTCTGAAACATGGAGCCAGGCTGATAAAAAGAAAATAATCGCATCAACCGGCAATGAAAATGTCTATCCACGATATGTAGAAGTTAGCTTTTCAAACGTTTGTAATTTTAAATGTACATACTGCGGCCCGGCATTTAGTAGTAAATGGACTGAAGAAATAAAATTCAACGGCCCTTATATATTAAAAAATAATCATTATAATACAATTAAAGAAACAGAAGTACCCATTCTTGAAAGAGAAGAAAATCCTTATATTGAAGCATTCTGGAAATGGTTTCCTGAAGCAGTAAAACATATGCATGTATTTAGAATTACAGGTGGAGAACCTTTATTAAGCAAGCATACTAACCGTGTAATTCAGTATTTAATTGATAATCCCCAGCCTAATTTACAATTTGCTATAAACAGTAACGCATGTCCACCGTCTTCAATATGGAAAGAGTTTGTTGCTTCTATAAAAAAATTAGAGTCTTCAAAATCTATTAAATCTTTTCAATTATACACTAGTGCTGAAAGCGTTAAAAGTCAAGCTGAATACAGTAGAGACGGGATGGATTGGAAATTATTTAATTCAAATATTAAATATTTTTTGGAACAAACTACTGATATTAAGATTTGTTTTATGAGTGCATTTAATATTTTAAGTTTGCCTACAATCCACAAATATGTTTGTCATGTAGAAAAATTAAAACGAGACTTTGGCGAACGAGTAGTTATGAATTTTGCATATGTTAGACATCCGGAATTCCTTGATATTAAAATTGCAACTAAGGAAATGGTCGAAACATATCTAAAGACTACTATAGATTTTATGATTGAACGAAGAAAAAAGAACAAACGATTTAAATTAGATGAAATATGGCAATTAGAAAGAATATATAACGATTGTATTGCTCGTTTTAAAAAAAACATTAATGTAAATGAAGATAGATTTAGGTTTGTACAATTTGTAAATGAATACGATCGTCGTAGAAATAAAAACTTTTTAGAAATATTTCCAGAGTACAAAGAATTTTACAAGTTATGTGAGAACAGCAATGTATGATGTAATTTTTATAAGTTATAATGAAATCAATGCAGAAAAAAACTGGAGTGATTTAAAAACAAAGGTTCCGTATGCTGTGCGAATTTACGGAGTTAAAGGTATACACCAAGCACACATCGCCGCAGCCAACTTAGCAACAACTCCTATGGTGTGGATAGTAGATGCTGATGCAGTTATGTTAGATGACTTTAATTTTGATTATATTCCGCCTCGAGCAGAAAGAGACAATGTACACGTATGGCATAGTAAGAATCCCATTAATGACTTAGAGTACGGATATGGTGGAGTTAAACTATTCCCAAGGCTTGCTACTATTAATATGAATACAAGTAAATCTGATATGACTACGAGTATATCAGATAAGTTTAAATTGATGCCACAAGTGTCAAATATTACAGCGTTTAATACTGACGAATTTAGTACTTGGCGTAGTGCGTTTAGGGAGTGTGCTAAACTTGCTAGCAAAACTATTAAAGGGCAAGTAGATGAAGAAACAGAACAGCGTCTTGATATTTGGTGTACAGTTGCTAACAATCAAGCAGATTTCGCAGAATATGCTATTAGTGGTGCTTGTGCCGGACGTGAATATGGACATGCTAATAGCAATAATTTAGACGCTCTTAAACTAATAAATGATTTTGATTGGTTAGAACAACAATTTAAAGAGGCATAAATTTACCTACAAGCATATAACGTATACCCCTAGTATCTTTTATCTCGTCTTCAAATAATACTTTTGCATGTTCTGGCATTTGGTCTTTAAACTCTTCTAAACTATTAACACAGTTTATATGCCCTTCAATATTATACATATTATTTGAAGTAAATGCAAAATATGCTTTAGATGTTTTTAATGCATCTAACGTTTTCATAGAAGGCATGTGTTCGCAAGAAGGATTAATTATAAGATCAGCGTTCATAATTCTTCCGTGTCTTTTTTTGTCAAACACATCACTTGCTATATAATCAACATTATTATAATGACTAAACAACCTGTTTTTTGCTATTTTTAAAACTTGTTCGTCTAGATCAATACAAGATATACGGCTCACCTTATCACAGAGTCCAGGGATAAGAATACTTCCATACCACGATCCAAAAATTACCACTTCTGATTTTTTAGTAACAACATTTAATTTACCAATGTAATCTAAAACTTTTGTTTTTGATTTAAATTGATTATCACTAAATGAATCAATAACATCTTGCGAACTCTCTGGTTTATCTTTTATTAAATTTAGAACATTTTTAAATAAATCTAAACTAACGGTGTTATTATCTATGTCAATCATTGTCTTTCCTAACTATATAATCATCAATTACTAGTATGTCTAATCCGCATTTTTTAAATGTAGCAACAGCATCTTCGGGAGTTTCAACAATAGGCTCTTGACAGTTGAAGCTAGTGTTAAGCAACATAGGAACACCTGTAATCTTATAAAACTCGTTAATCAAATCATAATAACGTTCATTAAACTCTCTAGTTACGGTCTGTATACGTGCCGTACCGTCTATGTGTGTCACACCTGGAATAGCCGCTGACGTAACTGGCATAATACGACTCATGTATGGTGATGGTTGATTAGTAGCAAAATATTCTTGATAATGTTCTTCTAGTACACTAGGAGCAAATGGACGAAAGTCTTCACGCAGTTTAATCTTACTGTTTATAATATCTTTTATATTAGGATTGCGTGGATCAGCAAGTATGCTACGATTGCCTAGTGCTCTATTACCGCTTTCGCTAGCACCCTGGAACCAACCAACAATTGCACCATTTGCAATTGCACCAGCAACTTTGGTGTAGATTTCATCCATTGGCTTTTGTTGATATTGTAACCCTTCAAAGATACTAGAGCTAACCGTATATTCTTTTCCTGCATATACACTAGGTACATGGACATTACCATTTAAAATATAATCAGCATGCATATATGTACCAAGCGACTGTCCTTCGTCACCAGCAGCGGGGGGAACGTGTATATTTGTATAATGTTTTGTAAATTCTTCATTTATATAACCGTTATACGCAACGCCTCCTGCGATACAAAGATTATCAGATGTTTTAAGAGGATATACATGTTTCTTAACAAGTTCAAACGTAACTTGCTGCAATGTAAACGCTACATCTTGTTTAGGCACACGTTTTAGAATATCTTTTGCACCATCTGGAAGTCTATGATTGGGATTTTCTAAATACTGATGAATCATAGTATAAATTTCAGTATTATGCTTTCCAAAGCCTACTAAGCCCATAACCTTACCAGCATCGAGATATCCAAAACCGACATCCTGTGCTAGTCTATTCCATAGTCCGCCTATTGAGATTTTGTTGTTTAAGTTAGTAATTGTACCGTGTTTGTCAATAAAGATGCAGTTAAATTGCCATCCTCTGCCATCGATAGCAAGTATATCGCTTTCTTTATATCCTGAACTTAGATATGCATAGGTAGCATGACTTTGATGGTGATCAATATAATAGTAGCTATCTGTATGTAGTCTATCCCACAAGTTAGTTGGAGTAAACTCTAAAAAATTAGTATCGGGTAATGTTTCCTGAAGCAAGTCAATTACAAATTCTTGTCCTAGATTAGAAACAGTAAACGCAAACACATGATCTTTATTATAGTTAGGCACAAAATGATCATGAAAAAACTCTCTGCTATAAGTAATGTCGTGCGGGTTTTCACGATTAAGATTATGCTTGCGACGGCTATGCCGTTCTACTTGATTGTGAAATACACCATCGTACGTGTTATGATCATGTATGTTTACTGCTATAGAAAAGATTTTCATACAGATTCTTGCTCTACCTTTAGGATTTCAATGATGCGTTCTCGTTGTGCTTCTGGACGTTTTGGAATAATATCAAAACAACGTTCGCAATACTTTTCGTAGTCAAACAATTGATAGTTCATCATCTTATCAATGTTTTCTTTAGTAACATCAAACTGTCTAGAACCGTTGATTACTTTTCTACTACAGTGACGAATTTTCTTAATTTCAAAATCAAATACCGGAACTAGCGGAAACTTAGCACAAACACGACGATCAATTTCGGGTGCTTGTACAGGTGTATGGTCTTTAAAGAAGTCAGGGGATCTTGAATTGTATTCCTTAAACTCGGTGTTCTTATGTTTGAGATATGACAAGTCGTGTTTATCTCGATAGTTAAAGTAACCAGGAGTCTCGATAATTAAGTTATAATTGTTTAGATCATTTGGTTCAAAGAAATCATAATTGCCTAACTTCTCAATTCGATCTTCATAAAAGTCTAATACCAAATGTTCGATGTAAATGATTTCTGGATCTTCTAATACTTCGGGGTAAAACTTACGAATTAAAGAATTTGAAAGAACTTGGACAACAAGATTAGGATGCTTTTTAATTTCAGCAATAATTTCTTGTAAGTTTTTAACAAGAGCAGGTTCGCCTCCTAATAAACAAATGCGTGTCTTATACGGAGCAAGACCTTCTAAGATAGTTCTTACGAAATCCATATCTACATCTAGATTCCGCATTTCTAATGTCCATGCAGTACAATAGTGACAACTCTTATTACAACTCTTTGTCATATAAAAGTCTACAGTACGATATTCTGAACCTTTTAAATCTTCAAGTGTCAATGCCATTAATAGTTACCTTTGTATATTTTTTAAAAGTTGGAAATTTCCAGTGTTCATCTAATTCGCCTGTTCTAAACTTCTCTGGTACATCTTTATTTAACACGTCTGTATGTTGAGTACGTTCAAGATGGCTATTTGGAAATCCTACACCTACAAGTAATTTAGGATTTTGTTTTATTCCTAGTATATCACGTATCGGTTTTGTATCTAATGCTGAACAAATACCTGTTGTATACCCTAACAATCCTGCTGAAAGTATAAGTTCACCAACAGAAATCCCCATTGAGTACGCGACTTGTTCTCCGTATACTTTTGCCGCATTACTATTTGGATTTTCTTTAGCAGCTCTATGTTGACTTCCTCGAGTGTCTCCGTGCTCTGCAACATATACAAATAGTGCATTAGCATATACTTGCGAGTTGGTTACTGATTTGGCATCATTCTGTATAAAGACATCGTTTTCTACACTAAAACTTTCGTCTTGATCTTGTTGATCTCTAATCATTGTAAACTTTTTTGTATGACTGTATATTTGTTTAATTATATTCTGGTCAGTGTATACGTGTAAACTATAGTGTGTTTCGTTTTGTTTTGTTGGAGAATTAATAACAGTATGTATAAGTGTATCTAAATCTTCTTGAGGTATAGATTTAGTTAGGTCATAATTACGTTGTGCCCTGTTAGTAATTTTAGAAGCATTTTTTATTTGATCTCTTATATCCATTTTAATATCTCTTCCAAATTTGGTTTAAGGTCATCAGCAAATCTTAATTCAGTTACTTTATTTCTTCTTGGTACATCACAGTAGCCCATAGCCCCAATTAATATGGGATTGTGTTTAATTATTGGAAGTGTAGACCATTTTTCAACTTTACTAGGAAAGCAACCGGTGTAATTAACTTGCATTCCTTTTTCTAAAGCAAACGCAGATAAGTTAGCCGCAAACAATCCTACTTCAATTGCGGCAGGTCTTATTACATCAGATAGTTGTGATTCATGCATTTGTTCATAGTGATTATTTTCATTATCGATAGTTTTTTGTACAAACGGATTAGGGTTACCTACTCGTTGACTAAAAATAATTGTGTAGGGAGCGTCTTTTAAATAAAGGAAGTTTGGATTATCACCTTCCTCTGTATGCCCTTTAGTAGCATTTTGATTATGAGATTTTTTGTTTCCTCTAGCCAAATTTAATAAAGCAAGTTTTTCTTGTTTAGCATTGGGTCCTAGTATAGTAATTTCATAAGGCATAAAGTTATTCTTTGACGGCGTTACTTTCCAGGCTTTAAATAATATTTCTTCTATGTCACTCTGAGGCGGAACATCTTCTTTAAATCGGTATACATGTTTTCTTGAATCTAAAAGTTGTAACATATCCATTATTTGTTAAACCTTACTACATCATCTAAATTAGGTTTGTTTTCCCAGTGTATATCATTAGGATTCATACTATTACTAGCAAAATAATCATCAACATCGGCTACATGTCCTATTTGTACAATTATAATAGGAGACTCAGTGATTTCAGGTAAACTACTCCAATCTAGCCCGTTTTTATTTTTGTCTTTACTGTATTCTCCACTATTACCTTTCCAAACCCATTCGGGAAAAGATTTAATATACGAAATTGCTAAGTCATTTTCTAAACAAAGACCGGCTAAACATTTTATAAACATACCAATCTCAACACATGCTAGTGCTTTATTAGCATTTCCTCTAAATCTTTTTGGATCAATTTGAGTAAATCTATTGTAATCGTTGTGTAGCTTAGAATATTCTTTTATAAAGTTATTTGCTTCGCATAGTCTTTGTTCAAATACTAATATCCAAGGTGATATACGCATATCATTGCCTTCGTCGTCTAATACATAATCTTTAACATTAATAGTACCTGCTGCTGATTTAATCATACCGTCTTTATTTTCACTGTCCATGTGATTGACTGAACCAGTTTTATATAAGGAACAAATTTGTCCAATAATTTGTTTCTTTTCTAGATCATTAGGTCCATATGCATGAATCTTGAATGGAAACATATTTTGCTTTGACGGAGCAATTTTCATTGTTCGTTCTAATATATCCTGTATTGTTTCTTTTGACGGCAACCTTTTTTGGTCCCAGGCCGCTCTAATTTGTCTTCTTTTGCCAAAAAGTTTTTCAATACTCATATTTCTCTCCTAACAATATTTATGACCTGCTCTATTTCGTCATTTGTAAGCCAAGCATGTATGGGCAGTGATAAAACTGTATTAGAGGCCGTCTTAGACTGCGTACAAGCGTCTCTCCTGCACTCTAAGCCGTCATACATACTGTTTGCACTCAACGGTGTTTCGTAGTGTATACTAGCATTTAACGCATTCTTTACACGTTTACGGGTATCTTTATCTTCAAATCGCACTACATACTTATGGTAGTTATGATTAAGTCCATTGGACATTAGCTGTGTTACTACGGGCAACTCTGCAAACGCTTGATTGTATTTGTGTGCTATTTGTTGTCTACGTTCTTGATTACGATCAGCATGACGTAATCGTAGGTTAATTATTTCCGCATTAAGCACATACATACGACTGTTGTATCCAATCATACTAAAGTCTTTATCTTTGCCATGACGCCTAGTCATCCTAACACGTTTAGCAATGTCTTCGTTATCAGTTAGTACAACTCCGCCACCATTTATACCTGCAATTACTTTATTTGAATTAAAACTATATACACTACAGTCTCCGATAGTACCTGCCCTTATATTATGTAAACTACTACCCAAACTTTGTGCGGCATCTTCAATAAACAGTATATTGTTATCTTTGCAGAACTGTTGTATTTCTGTAGTGTCAGTCATATTACCAAATAGGTGCGGATATATAATTGCTTTAACTTTATTACTATACATACGTTTGATGCTATTTAAACTAATATGATATGAATCTAAATCAATATCACAAAATACAGGAGTAGCACCTACCATACTTGCACAAGCTGAACTTGATATCCAACTAAAGTCTGTTACTAGAACTTCATCACTGGATCCTATGCTGTGTGCTAACAATGTAAAATGTAGTGCGTCTGTAGCACTTGCCACACTAACACAATACTTGCGACCCACGCGGTCTGCAAAGTCCCGTTCAAATTGCTCGTTGTTTTCATAATTCATTTGACTCATAAATCGATCAAATGCTTCTAAATAGTCTTGTTTGTTTTCTTGGTACTCTCGGTCCCAGCCATCATATGCTATCATTAGTCGCTTTGTCCTCTTCTGTGCCAGGCCATAAGTTGTTGTGATTTATGTGCCCATATTTCTCTTTTAATATATTTTTCTAAATGTTCGTCGCTAGGCTTAGTTAATTGAAAGTCTACATTCTTTCTTAAAATAGGGTTATTTGCGTTAAATCCTCTGTTTGTGTTAACTAGCAGTAATGCAAAGTCTTCTTCTTTGGCAATTTCGATTGCTCTTTCAACTTCGTGCTCGTTATAGCCGAAGATAATATATTGCCAAACAATAGTATGACCTAGGTCTCTGCCTTGTTTCATGCGTTTCCATACGTCGTCGAAGTTTGATCCTATGCGATAAAGCTCGCTCTTTTTGTCAATGCCATCTACTCCAAAGTACCAGGCATTCTCACCTACACCGTAGCTGAATGCTTCGTCCCACCACTCGTCACTCTTGCCACTGCCTACAGTAGCAATCCTAACCTTCTTGCCCTTACCGTCGCATATTTTTAGTAAGTTTAAAAAGTTAGCATGATATATTGGATCAGATATTTGCCCACAGAATGTTATACCATTGTCATAGTAGTCAAATATCTTTTGAAAGTTTTCTTCAGTTAGATCAAAGGATCGTCTTATTTGATCTTGACTGATAATTTTTTGTCGTATGCATTGCGGGCACTGAAATATACATCTATGAGAAGCATCGATATTAGGTCTTACTTTACGCTGGTGTATTGCGTAATCGTCAGTTATTCTTGATATCAATTACTAACCCCCTAGTTTCTTGTTTTTCGTCAGCTTTCATTTGATCTACATCAATGTCAACGCCGCACTTTTTCCTGCACATATAAGATGTGTTTTCTGGATCGTTTAGGAGTGTTTGAAAAAAGTTTTCCCATTGGTCAGATGTAAATATGTCTTCTAACTTTTCGTTGTTAGATAATAATAATTCTTCATCCTTCAAGCCGCACTCTTTAACATATCTGTACACTGGCGGATCATCTAACCAGCAACACGGCAACATAAATCCGTCTGATGTATATGCTGCACCCTTGTTGTCTCTTGCTCCGAAGTCTAGGCATTTGGGTTTAATTTTCATTTAACACTCTCTATTGCTGTTAGTATTGGTGCAATGTCTGGTTGTTTAATGTCACGCTTCCAGTAAACACTGCCACCGTCTTGTATTGTTTTATCTCTAAGGTATACTACATCTTTCTTATAGTATTTACACTCTTGAAATATGCGAGGTGCAGGATCAAATGTTTCTTTTGTGTAAACATAAGTTTCAAACATGCTCATAAGGTTTTCTACAGGTACAAATATATTGTTATTCTTTATATTAACATACTTTTCGTCATATGTCAAGATCCCGTGATCAGGATAATCATCAATTACTCTTTCAACACTAGCATAGTATTCTGGATTTGTGCCTAAAAACAAATGTTTAAATTGTATATTATCTGTGTGTGGTTTGTATATACTAAAATTAATAGTCTTTTCAAAATGCTCGCCAACGCCATTAGGATAAACTTCTGTGTCACACAAGTTAATTATTTTTTTAGGGTTATAAAATTGAACAGCCTTAGGATAACCGTCTACGTGATTTTCTGAATACACACTTATAATGTTGCTATCAAATAAACGGTATAATATACGTTGTTGTGTATCTGTATAATCATTAAAGTTCTGCCAACTAAGTGTCATCATACTACGTCCCATAATGAGTGTGGTATCATCTAGTGCTGGAACATAATCGTTAACGAGTATATTTCGACAATGTATATATTTGCTTTTAATTGAAGCTAGATAATCTTCTTTAGTAAAGTTGCGATGTGTTATAACAACAACCTGTGCAAGATATCCAGCATTATTAAGCATATCACAGTATTCATAGCTGTAATAGAATAACCCGTCTACCGGTTTGCTTGTAACAACAATATTAATCATACACATATTTAATCTAAAAATAGTCAAATAATACCAGTACTGAATCTTGCTCCTATAAATATGTATAGAGAAATCAAGGTTTTTATGGACAAGGTATGAAAGATTTTAAATAATGAAAGTAATTACGTTGCATGATTTTGGTGAAGACCGTTTTTTAAAAGAATTAAAAACATTTAGTGAACAAAACTTTAGTGGCGATAACCGAAACCGAGATTGGTTTCTGCGTATACCGCAAATATATAAAACTCGATTTAAGGAATGGTTCTTTCTTGTAGACAATAACGAGCTAATTGCATTTGCAACAATTCAAGAGTTCTATTCAGGTTGCTACAGACTTCTAACCCGCACATACTATAATCCCGCTTATAGAAGAACCCACTTAGCATACGAACATAATAAAAAAACACCTGCAATGTATTTGTTAGATAAACAAATAGAATATTTAACAGATTATAAAACATTGTTTATTTCTATGCAGGATATTAATCGACGAAAGATTCTTACAAAAGTTATGAATAAAATAGGCGGCAGTTGGAAACTTCATCCTAATATGGTACAAACTTGTAAAGAAGTAGCAGATAAAAACTGCTGGCAGAATATTATTTTTACCGGTGAATCTGTCAATCTTCCTAACATTACTATTAATAAATGGAAAAAAATGAAAGGAACTATTTAAATGTCAAGCAGTTTATATTCTATGCTTACAAACTACGGATCTATTATTATGTTAAAAAATAAATTAAGTCATACAAATAAATTTGTAGAATGGACCGAAGACACTTTTAATTATGTACAATATAATCCTAGAAAAAAAATTGAAAGATTTGGACTTAGTCTTACTAGTTTAGACGGCGGCGTAACAGGCGTGCCTGACTTAGATAGTCTAAAAGAATATAATAAAGAACACAATACTAACCATACCGAACACGATTTCAATGTTCCAACTTCTGTATTAGAACACGATAAGCTAAAACAGTTTGTTGAGCCTATTAAGAATAATATTTTTAGAAGTCATATTTTAAAATTGAATCCAGGCGGATACTTTCCCCCTCACCGTGATTATTACGGAACAGACTTTGGAAGTTTTAGAATCATTGTACCTTTGCAAAACTGTAATCCTCCTAAATTTAACTTTGTAATAGAAGATAAGATACTACACTGGGAAACAGGACATATGTACTTTATGAATACTGCAAAAACACATTATTTGTTTAATGCTAGTTTTGATCCTAGTTATTGGATTGTGTTTAATGTAAAAACAATAAAGGAAACTGTAGACTTTGTAATTAGAAATGTAGAGTTTGGATAATGAAGTTTGGACCTACACATACAATTTTTGATAGTTTTGACTCCCAATGGTGTTTAGAACAATGTCAACAAATCATTAATAACTTTCCAATGACTGAGTCAAGTAACATAAGCGGTAAGTTTTTTCATACTTACAAAACTTGGCACTTTCACAAAACAAGTCAAATACCCATTATTAAAGAATTTAATAATGTTGTAGAAAAACATAAACACCAATTTGAAAAAGTCTATAACAAGCCTCTAGAAATTGATTGGGTTGTGTTAGCATACACATCTGATGACAGCAAAGAAATGAGTGTATGGCATAAAGATAGATATTATTTAGACGGACAGTTTCATATTACAGTTCAAGGAAATGCAAACATAGATATAGACAAAGACGGCAAAGTTTTTAATCTCCAAATTCCTAACGGAACTGCTTGGTATTTAAATGCTACGCATTATTATCATAAAATTCGTACAGGCAAGGGTAACGAAAGATTTGAATTAACTGCTCCTGTAAATATGCGTCCAGAATTGCGTGAATGGAAACTTAAAGCAAATCCTAATGATAAATGGCAACACGTTAAAGGAGATAATCCGGAATATGTTAAGTACAAAGAATTTTTAGTAAAGGGACAAGAACAAGCGGTGAGAGACGGAACAGCAAGTAATATAAGTGTTGCATATCCAGTAGATCTTCAGCCATAGAAGATTTTAGGTAAATACTTACATGGAGAATACGACAAAATTATTATTAAATCACTTGTTTAGTCATTTAATGCTTATTCCTGCATTTATGTATGGCGAGTGGTGGATGTTTCTTGCAGGATTTTTATGGTGGCAAGTTATTGCTATTGTAGCAATAAGTGGAGGCTACCATAGATACTACAGTCATAAAACTTTTAGTGCCAGGCGTTGGTATGATTACACAGTTAATATATTAGGAATATTCAGCGGCGCTGGCCCTGCAATGACTTGGGCAGGAACACACCGTCAGCACCATGCATACAGCGACACAGAGAATGATCCCCATAGCTATACCCGTAAAGGATGGTTTGCAGTTTATGTAAACACATGGGGGTATGATTTTAAAATTAAACGTCGATTTATTAAACGCTTATTGAGTGATAAACTGCTACGATGGTTTTACACTAATTATTTTAAACTTAATATTGCTATTATTGTTGTACTTTCTATTATTGATCCATTACTTATGATATTTGGTTATGCAGTGCCGGTTGTACTAGCGTTCCACGGTTACGGATTACTTAATGTTCTAGGACATAGAGGCGGCAAGCCTAACAATACTTGGCTAGGTAATATATTAACAGCAGGCGAAGGATGGCATGCTAATCATCATAAACGCGGCGGCGACTATAGAATTGGATGGGCCTGGTGGCAACTAGATCCCACTGCTTGGTTTATAAGAATAATTAGGACCAATTAATGGATTTTACTTTTGCAGCATTTGATGTTGGCGTTACAGATAGCGACTGCCGAGATATGTTAAAAGAATTTTTGTCCATCCCGGACGAATATTATTCTACTAATAGTTTTAGAGGTTGTAGAATTTTACATGTTTATAACGGTTTAGGCGTTAGAAACCAACGTGAAGGATCTAACAAAGGCAAGTTTAAGTATACTGATATAGAATCGTATATACCTAAAACAAAAAAAATATTAGACAAAAAAATATTTCCTTGGATGGATCCGATAGGTAGAGTAAACATTTTACGAACACTGCCTGGTGAAGGACTAAATGTTCATTTAGATGCAACCGAGAAAGAAATTGGTACAAGACAACATAAGTATAGGCTTGTATTAAATGGTAATATAGATAAACTATTCTTTCTTGATGCAACTGGTAATAAGGTATATGTACCACAATGTTATAATAGCTATGTACTAGACGGTACTCATCCTCATAGTTTAGATCCAGGTACTGAAGAAAAAATAACAATCTGCTTTGGTAAACCGTGGGACGGAAAGCCAACTCCGCAATATAAGAAGTTTATAGACAACTCATTATTTACTATGAAGGTTAGCAGACCATTAGACTTTGATCAAAGTTGGGTAGATCCGTATTTTAATAGAGAAAAAAAATGAAAGTAGCATTAGTTTCTATGCCTAGCCAGAATTATTGGCATCCTGCACCTAGTATTGTGTTTTTAAAAGGAGTGCTCAACCGCGAAAGTATTGATAGTACATGTTTTGATTTAAATCATGCGTTCCTTGCAAAATTCGGCGATGCTGCAATAAACTGGTGTGAGTCTGGAGACAACTATAACCCGGGTTACAAAACATTTATAGAAGACTATTCTAAATGCTTTAAAGGATATGATTGGATAGGAGCAAGTGTCTTTACCTTTAATAGTCAGATATTTACAAAGTTATTTTTAGAAGTAGTTAGAGAAATGTATCCTACTATTAAAATAGTATTAGGCGGAGCAGGAATGACAAGTAATCATTCAAATGTTAATTTTATTACTAAAGATTTTGGCGATGATATGATAAGTAAAGGTCTTGCTGATTATATTTTAACGGGCGAGGGTGACAGAGCTTTACCTGCGTTATTAAATGGTAATAATTATTTTTTCCCACAAATGGACGACTTATCAAATATGCCTATACCAGACTATAGTGATATTGATTTTAGTCTTTATTCTAAACCAACTCTTATTGTTACAGGAAGTAGAGGGTGTGTAAGACAGTGTACTTTTTGTGATGTCCATTCTAATTGGAAAAAATATAAATTTCGTCCTGGCGAAGATGTTGCAAATGAAATCATTCATCAATATTACACTTACGGAGTGAAGCATTTTCATTTTAGCGATAGCTTAGTAAACGGAAGTTTAAAAGAGTTTAGAGTATTCTGTAAAACATTAGCTGAAGCAAAGTTACCAATTGAATGGCGCGGCCAATTTATATTTCGAAGTGGTATGACTGATGACGACTGGGATAACATAGCAGCCAGCGGATGTAAAGGTTTGTGGATAGGTATTGAAAGCGGAAGTGACATTGTGCGATGGCATATGAAGAAAAAGTTTTCTAATATAGACATGTATAAAAGTATAGAAGCACTTGGTAGGCGAAAAATTAATATGCTATACTTATTAATAGTTGGGTATCCAACAGAAACCGAAAAAGATTTTGATGACACTCTTGAGTTGTTGCGTCGGTCTGTAGCTTATAAAAGATATGTTGAAGTACGTTGTAATATTGCAATGTTACTACCAAATACCGAAATATATGATGAATTTTATCTGCATCACGGCGATGATCATCTATGGAAAACACAAACTACTGACGGGATACTAACATATAAAGTTAGGTACGAGAGATGGAAAAAAGTAAATATGCTTGTAGAAAATTTAGGATTAAAAAGTGACAAGCGTATTAAACAATTAGAAAAAGTAATACTTCGAAATATAGAGAAAGAAGATAGCAGAGTAATATGGCCAAAACATGTTTGATAAAAAACTCTCGTAGAAGCAGAGTAAAAGGTACAGGACCAAGAAGGCACGAAATGCTAACACATGGTGTTGTTTCATCTGATGTACCACAAGAAGTAATAGACGAGATATTACAAATTGCTAATACATATAATGAAAATGATCTAAGAGGTGATAATTATCAAATTTCACAACACTGTGATGTAGATGAAGCCTTTACTTCGTCTACTACTTATAGGCAGATATTATTACAAGAATTAAATGACGATTCAGACGACGAAATAGACGAGAAAAATTACATTCGTTGGCGTAGTGACATAACTACTAATAGAATACAAAAATATCTTAACCATGCATTTAAAACACCATACAGGGCTCGTATAAGCATTATGCACGGCGGCAACGAACTAAACTATCACATAGACACTGATACTAGTGTACTGTGCCGTGTACAAATACCAGCATTGGCACACGGAAGTTTGTTCCAATGGAAAACAAAAACAGAAGAAGTTAGTTTAGATATGCAATCAGGCAAAGCATATTTTGTTAATACAGGATGGTTACATAGAGTAATTAATCTAACAGATGGCATCCGTATTGTTTTATTATTTGGCGTAGACTACAACAATATTCCAGAGAAAGAAAGTTTGTTAGTATGAAAGTTATAGCAAACGGTTGGCAATTTAATACAGATCGTATGAAAGCTGAGTTGCAAAATATAATTAATCTAACAAGTACTGTGCATGCAGATGGGTTAACTGGTATAAGTCTTACATCAAGAACAGGAGACATATTAAGTGGATTTGAATATACTCCTAAGATTATGTATCCTCCCTTTCACACTCAGCTTATGACAGAAGAATATCCCAAAATATTTTTTGATTTAGATATTTGCAAAACTATTCCTGTGTATCATATGCTTGATTATGATGTACCGACACCGGCACTTACTGGATACTTTAAAGAGATACACAATTTCTTAGTAGCAAATAATTGTAATCCTAGACGCATGAGATTATCATGTTTAACCCCTGGCAGAACTATTCCTAAGCATAGTGACGGCGGCGGGTTCAAATTACATATTCCTATAGTAACAGATCCAGATGTTGTGTTCAATGTTAACAATAAAAACTATATATTAGAAGAAGGTAACGTATACATAGTAGATGTAGGAGTTCATCATTTTTATGTTAACAATTCAGATATAGATCGTTGGCATTTAATTTGTGATGTATATGATACAGGACACAATTTTGAGATAGGAAATTATACTCAAGAAGAATTTGAAATAGAAAAAGAAAATGCAGACTTGTGGCGTACATGGGTAGACGGCACAAGGACTCAGGGCCCACATCGTATTCGGTTAGGAGAAAAAAATTGAGTGTACATGTTGAAACAGATATTAACTTTAATAGTGTAACAGACAATGAAATTAAAGAATTTGGTAGAAATATTGTAAGAGATAATATTGTAATAGTACGTAACCAAGAACTTAGTGAGTCTAGAATTTTACACATATGCGAAACCATTGGTAACGTACTAAAGCCTAAACAATTTTTTATGCATCCAGATTATCCAGGACTATTCCGTGTTACTAATCAACGTAAAGACGGAGAAAAAATTGGCATCTTTGCAGATAAAGAACTTGACTGGCACAGCAATGGTAACGGTCGTCCGAGCGGCAATGAAAGTTGCGTAGCGTTATATTGTGTTAAGCCTGGCAAAAACAGCGTTACTAGCTTTTGTGACACACGCCGAGCATATAATGAGTTACCGGATGATATTAAAGAGATAGTTGATGATGTAGATTGTACATTCCAGTTTAAAAATAATACATTCTACAAACTAGAAGAAGGTGATAAAGAACTTATTATGTTTGAGAATAAGCGTATATATCCCGATGGTGTTACAAAGCCATTAGTATATAATCATCCATACGATAAGGGTAAAGGGCTATATTTTACATTTCATTACATTAGAAAAATGTGGAGACGTAGTGGTAAAGAGTTAGATCAAGAATGGCTAAAGCAATACTTACTTGATCATGTATTTCAAGAGAAGTACATTTACCATCACAATGATTGGCAACCAGGTGACTTTATCTTTATGGACCAGTTCCATAGTATACACAAAAGAAATGAAGTCGAAGGAGATCGATTTCTTTATAGAATAAGTTTTGATTATGAAGGAAGTTTCAATGAATAATTTTAGATATATATTTGAAGACAGATTTGCAGAAACAAAAGGTTACGAAGGCTTCGCTGCAGACAAAGAAGAAATTAATCACTTTTTTGAAACTAAAGTAAAAGGTAAAATAGCTGATCATTCTAATGTAGGTGTTGATTCAAAAAATCAACACATTTATAATCTTTGTTATGATTGTAACATGCCTGTATGGGAAGAATTGTATCAGCGTGTTGTAAATGTTGCAACAAAAAGTGGTGTAAAATTAAATTGGGATGAAATCCGACACTGTATTAGGTTTACATTTATATGGATGCCTCCGGGAGGAAATTTAATACCCCATACTGCTAGAGCATTTAGAGCATTAAGTGCTTTTAACATGCCTTTAAGAGGTAAAACAGAAATTAATTTTTACGAACATTTAGAAGGGCACAAACCGGGAAATAAAATTGAAACACACGAATATTTTAATCCTAATTTTTTAAATGTAAATAGATTTCACGGAATATATAATAACACAGATGATGAAAGAATGATATTGAAAACTCATCTAATGATAGTTCCGTGGGATAAGCTAGTTGAGAGCTATGTCGGCGACACCACTGTAAATATGTTTAATTTCACAGTTCCTTGGCAACAAATTCCAAAAGATTATCACAAATATGACAAAGTAAAATAATTTTAAAGATAAAAAAACAGGACTTTAAGTCCTGTTTTATTGTATAAATTAAATTTATACTTAGATTAAGCTAACCCAAGCACCGTTTTCGTAACCTTGGAATTTGTTAAGTGTTGTATTATAAAGTATCATACCATTAACTGCTGTAAGAGCGTCACGTTCTGTAGTAGTTAATCTACCAAGTAATACTTCTCCGCCAACGTCTAGCTTTGCCGCAGGAGCATCACCTGCTCCAATACTTAGTCTTCCAGTACTAGTAAATACTATAATGTTTGAAACTGTAAAATTACCAGTACTATCATATGGTACAAGAATCATTCTTCCAGGAACAATTTCATCGTTGACAGTAACGTTTTTATCAACACCTAGTCTAATTGTAAACGCTGGTTTGTAAGAATTACCGTCGTATCCCCTTGCAATAATATCGAATAGCGTATCACCTGCTTGAACGATTTCTGGATTATTGGTACCGTTGTTTCTAGCAGTGTTTATTATCATTTGATTTGCTGTGTTTACGCCTATAGTAGGATCAACAAATCCAAAAGTGCTAAGTATAGGGGCACCATTACCTAAAGTTGTCCCGTCAATTCTTACTGCTGTCGCAGTATCAATTGGACCGACAATCTTGCCGGTTACACCATCTATAAGTAACGTGCTGTCGTCTGCAAACACACTACCTGTAATATCGCCAATTACATTCCCATCAAATGTTCCACTTACTTGTGCAGCAGAAATAAGTCCAGTCGACGCATCAAATACTACAGTACTATCGTCTGCAATTAAATTACCATTAATTCTGCCAACAGTAAGTTGGTTTTCTACATTAAGTTGACTAATCCATGCTTCGTTAAACTGTTTAGTAGGCGATCCTAAATTCCAAGTAATGTCAGTATCAGGAACAAGATGACCTTGAATTGCTCCACCAAACACAACAATATCACTACCAATGCCGTCACCTAGGTTAATATTTCCTGTGGCAGTAATTGTACCAGTAATATTAATATTACCTGTTCCAGTAATATCGTTTCCGTTTAAGTCTAGTGTTCCACCTAGTTGCGGAGTAGTATCAGCTAATACAGAATCAATTGTTCCTGAAATGCTAGTAATACCTCCAGCAGTAGAACCGTCACCTACGTATAGCTGTTTTGTGTCTGTTGTATATACTAATTCACCTGCTAAGGGGGTGATTCCTAATCTTTCTGTATTAGTACCGCGTCTTACTTGTAAGGCCATCTATTAACTCCTGGATAATATTGTTACTAGTATTTATGCCTTTGACTGAAAGATTAGTTACGTTTCTTCATAAATAATGCTGTACGCTTTTTAATATCGTACTTAACTTTCTCAGTATCTAGTCTAAAATCAATACTATCGATAACATCTTCGTATTGCTCGAATAGTTCTTCTAGAGCCAATTCGATGTCTACGTTCTTTTTTTCGCGAGATCTTTTAACATCAATTTCCCAGATCTTTCCATCTTTAAACTTGACATTAATGCTGTGCAAATATTCAATTGGTACAACATCAACATTAATTTCGCTAAAAACCTCAGGCCATGTATCAACAACACCTGGTGGAAGTTTCTTACCCTTAGGCACTCTCGGCAGTTTTCTTAGTTGTTTTTTTGGTAGGAGCAAGTTCTTCTGCTTCGCTGCGTAACCGCTGTGCCTCTTTAAACATTGCATCAGCTTGCGAGCGTAGTTGTTTAGCTAAACTTTCGTCATCCAAAATACCATCATTAGTTGTAACCGCTTCGTCCATTGCTGCCATACTTGGTGTAACATATGCATCAGCTGCATTAGCTACACCCGTATTTGCTACTTGTGGTTTAGCACCACCTAGTGCAAGATCTGCAACAGTTACACCTTTTTGTTGGGCAATAATGTTATTAAGTTCTGCTAAGTTAATAGATGCATTGTTATTAGGGGTCATTTCTACCAAGTTAGTAGCAACTTTTTGCATTCTACCTGTGGTGTGGAAACGGGCAAGCATATTACTACCATCGGACAATTGTGATCTTGCCATTGCTTCGCCAAGTTCGTATGCATCTTGTGCAGTAGCTGAATTAATTAAATTAATAAGCGAGTCATGATCAGCTGCTTCTAAACTTTCAGTCAATACTATGACACAGTTTTCTGGTTCACCGGGTACTACTCGATATACTACGCCGCATTTTTTTCTAGTTTTAGCAATACGACCTACATGTTTTGTATCAGCCATTGTTATTCTCCTTTAGGTGCTTCTTGTTGTGCCGCAACTGCTGCCAAGAATGATTCTAGTTTATTGTAAATGGTGCCAACTGCTACCATTTCGCTTGTCTTAAATGCACCGCGCTGACTTGCTACGTCAATAACTTGTTTAATTGTAGTTAAGTCATTAACTGTTAGCTCTGAGGTAGCTGCTGCTTCTTTTAAGGGGGTAGCTGCTGCTTCTTTAACTTCTTCGGACATAATTTTTCTCCTGTTATGTAATTTATATTATATTTAATTGTATTTCAAATACGGACACGCCAAAGTGAAATAAGAAATTTCTTTAGCTTCCTCAAATCCAACTTTAGTCATGTTCTCAATACTGTTGCTACTAGATACTGCAACAGCCTTGCCTACATAAAATCTACCTTTAAGATGTTGTTCTATCCATTTAACTAGACTTTGGTCTAAGTTGTATCTTGTAGGCAAAAGAATGTATTCAAAATGCGGAGCAGGTAAATTTGCTCTCCGTATTTCAAAAAAGTTTAATGCATTGACTTCTTTTAGTTTCAAGCCGTTTCCTCGTAATGTGCTGTTAGTCCAAACGGTGCCTGCAAGTTCTTATCACTATGACTATGGATAATAAAGATAGTATCGCAATACGATTCATCACCCCAGCTATTCCAAGGATATCCATCTGTAAACATAATGAACTTCTTAGGTTGAATATCATTATATTTCATGTACTCCCAGTTAGCATCAAAATCAGTACCGCCGCCGCCAATAATTTCGTAGGATGACAAATCATCGCCGCCGTCTGCACTAAAGTCTTGCTCGTTATAGACCTTAGTATCAAAGCACCACAATTTAATGTTGTAGTCTTTGTATTCGTCCATAATGCCTTTAATTTCGCTTAGGAAGTCCTTTGCTTGATCGTTACCGATTGAGCCACTCATATCAAGTGCAATACAAATATCAATAGTTTCATCAAAGTTCATTCCTGGCAAAATGGCACCAGTCATTTGTCCTTTACGGCTTGGCCGGCTAAAGGTGTAATCGTTGCGTATAGTACTTTGGATTTGTTGACGCAGTATTTCGCGCCAGTTCATCTTAGGCTCAGTAAGCTCTTTGATCATACGCTGTACTTCGCCTGGTGTATTACCTGCACCTGATGATTGCGCCGCCGAAATCATGTTTTCTTTGATCTCGTCTTTGATCTTTTTCAGTTCTTCTTTAGAATATGTAGGACGGCTTTTGCTTTCTTTACCGTCGGCTCCGCTACCGCCAGGCTTGCCGTCTTTGCCGTCTTCACCTTCCCAGTCGATATGCTCGTCTAGTAGTTCGCCAAGTTGTTTAAGAAACTCTTCACCTTTATTCTTAGCGTCTTCAAAGATGTCGTCATATACGTCTTCTGAAGACCATTTGTCGTATTTAAAGTCTTGGTAGCAGTCAATAAATGTTGGCTTAGTACCAATACGATCTCGCACAAGCAAATTATTTACAATATAGTCTGCGGCAATATTATAAATTTTTGGAATACGGTCTTGTCTACGAGTTAAGTGGTCAAAGACGCAGTGTAGAATCTCGTGTGCAATAACAAACTCAATTTCTTTGTTTGACATTGCATTAAAGAATTGAGTATTAAAATACAAGTTACGTCCGTCTACGGCAGCAGTACCTAACCAATCATCTGCACTTTTGATCTGCAAACGAGTTGCCATATTACCAAAAAATGGATGACGTAACAGCAATCCAACACGAGCTACAATGATACGATCAAGTACATCAACTCGCATCAATCTAAGTTGTTCTTCAGTAAGCTCTTTAGGTTGCCAATTTTTCTTGCCTGTGACGCTCATTTTGCATTCCTTTTTAACTGTTATGTATGTATTATATATTACTTTACAGGAAAAGTCAAGTGAAAATGGACGTTTTTATTGAGAACGCCCAAACTCTTTTATGGTTACGCTTGTTGAGCGGCAGTAATATACTTACCATAACGTGTATGAAACTCGTCAAAGCACTCAGTTTCATCTGGGTCAATAGGCAAAGCATACTGTGTAAGAGCAAGTTTAATACCCATAACAACTAGCTCAGTCTCAAAGTTATCCATTGCAAAGCGCAGGAAGTTATTTACTTTGGCATCAAACTTTTTATCGTTCTTGTCGCATGCTTCTTTAAGCTCATAGCACAAAGACACAGTTAAAGAGTACATAGCACTAATTTCTTTTGACTTCATCTCTTTAACTTTGCCCTCTAAAATATCAGTAGGATTAGGCATTGTTGCCGACACTCGACGATGTGCCATAAATTTTACAGCAAGACCTTCGCCTACTGCGCCACTAACTAAATCAGTAGTAGTGGTGTCATCGTCATCATCTTCAAGCAATTCACTAACAAACATCCATGAACGAGGAGTAGCAAACGAACGACTTGGGCTCTTAGGATCAAAGTCGTACAAGTCTTTCTTTGCAAATGTCAAGTAACCTACAACATCGCGGTGTACTTTGTTATCAACTGCCCACTGGAACCAGTCATCAAATGATACTGCAAGTTCTAAGTGTACAAAGCGGTTAGCCAACGGAGCAGGCATACGGTACGTAACGCCCTTATCAGCTTCACGGTTACCAGCGGCAATAATAAGAACATTATCTGGTAATGTATACTGTCCAACTTTGCGATTCAAAATCAACTGATATGCTGCCGCTTGTACACTAGGAGCCGCTGAGTTCATTTCGTCTAGGAAAAGAATAATGAATTTATATTTAGATGCCATTTCAGCATCTGGCAACTCGCTAGGAGCACCCCAAACCATTTTGTGCTGATTTGGATCGAAGTACGGAATACCTTTGATGTCTGTAGGTTCCCAAAGGCTCAAACGAATATCAATAACTTTGGCTTCCATTTGTTCACCAATCTGATGAACAATATCTGATTTACCAATACCTGGAGGACCCCAAAGGAACAACGGACGCTTTTTCTTAAAAGCACGTACAATGCTTTTCTTTGCGCTGTTAGGAGTAACGGTACGAAGTGTGGAGATTTCCATTTTGTGTTCCTTAAAGGGTTATAAGTGCTTGTGTCTAACTATGTATATATAATAACACTGATAACAGCAAAGGTCAACCACTATTGGAGTCTAAATCGTCTTTTTTATGTCTGTTTAGGGCCTTTGTTAGGCCATACTTGCGTATATCGCCGCTAAACAGGTGTAATTCCATGGCTTTTTTCTCGTTTGTAACAATAATGCCATGCCTACCTAAGTAATACGGACAGTCGATAAAGTTGTCCATCCAAATTATTACATTAGTAGTAAGCTCAAAATCTCTAGGATACGGAACTTCATAGGTAGTAAGTTCTATATCTTCTGTAATAAAGCGAAAGCCTTCATCAGTAAGACGCAGCCCGCCTGTATCTTTTGCTCGTGTGTTCTTCCACCACACCGGAAAATACTCCTTTACAGCAGACTCACCGATACTTTTGTCAGCAGCCTTAAGGAATATTTTAGTGTAGGTTTCTTTCCAGTTCATTCGAAGATCGTTTCGCCTGTGGTAAGTTTAACCACAGAAAATTCGTCACTATTAAACAAATTGTTTAATTTTTTGGCTAGATTAAATGCATGCCCAGGATTTGAGAAGCTGGTCTTTTTATACTTAGGTCCTGGATAGCTAGTAAGCATATTTGCACTTTTAAGATTAAAAGGCTGATTTTGGAAAAACACAGCCCAAATGGCATCAGAATGTAAGACTTGTTCAGTTTTATAAGTCTTTTTATCTACATGTTCTTTTAATATGGTAGGCTTGGGTCTGCTCATATACGTTGTCCTTTAGTTAACTACGCATATATTTATCTCTTTTTAGAGTAGATTTACCACTTGCTTCCGCCATCCATATTAATTTGAATCACATCGTCCGCACCGCTATTCTTACGTGCAAGCAACTGCTCAAGGTCGCCGTTTAATCTTGCCATAACTTCGCCTAGAGTAAATGCAAGGCGTCGAGCTTGATCAATATTCATCTTCAGCTCTTTTTGGTTAGATGCATCAGCGCCCTTAACTTGACTAATAAACTGCTGAATAGGATTAGTGTTTAAAGGTTCAACGGTTGACACAGCTTAACTCCTGACGCATCTCAATTTCACTTTTGAATGGACCTTTAGTAGTGTAACGTTCTACTGTAATAAGTTTAGGACAAAAGCTCTTAACCCAACCTTTTTCAAACTGAATAATATAGTATCCTGCACAGTACAAACTCTTGCTCTTATCGCTTTTAGTAAACAAAGGAAGTTTACGTTTTACGTCAAACATAGGGTTAAAAGGAGTTGAGTTAGTTGCATAACCGTGTACTTCTTTTGTACTGATTTCAGTTATTGCTAACTCACTCCAACTTAGTTTTTGATCTAATGCTTTAGTAAGTTGGTTTTCAGTATGATAAAATTTAGTACCTGTCGGAGTACTTAAAATATACTGATCCTCATTTAAACTAATAGTGCCAAATTTAACACCTTTGTCTTCAACAATCCAAAACTTATTTTTAATAATTTCTTTTGCATTCATACCGGATACCTCGCATTTAATGGCTCTGCATAATAAGTAGCTTGATCTGCAATACGTTGCATATCCCACTTAGCACAGAATTTCATAAGACGCATGCCTACTTGATCTACTGTCTTAGGCACAGCATGCTCTTTAATTGTAGTAGTAATTAGTTCTTTAATGTGTTCGGGTTGTGCAGTTAAGTCACACAGTACTACATTACGCTGATAATCATCTAGCACACGATGTTCGACACCTTCATGATCAGTCCAACGCTGTAGCATCATGTTATTCCAGTTAAAGCCTTTTGTAACTTTATCTTCAAACGCTTCTGTAAGGCCAACTTTGTTCTTAGTGCCTTTTGTACGCACACCGGGATATGCACTAAACACATTATCACTAGTGTCGCCACGCATACACTTTTCAAAAATTTGCCACTTAGGATTAGGAGCAGGTTTTACTTCTTTGGTCTTCTTGTCAATAATAGGCTCACGCTTCTTATCGTCAAAGTATCCTTTGTGTGTAATAATTGTATTACTCACACCGTTGTACTGCTGTACATTAGGTGCAATAAGTTGTGCAAAGTCGCCATCTGTACTAATAATAATATGAGTGTCATTCGGGTGCATTTGTACCCAACCTGCAATAAGATCATCTGCTTCTAGTTGCTTGTGTTGCATAACAGTACAGTTAGTCTTTTCTGTAACAAAGTTTTTAAACTCGTCAAAGATTTCCCAAAACGCTGTATCTTCTGCAGATTCAGTAGGAGTAAGTTTATCACGTGCAACTTGTCTGTTACGCTTGTAAGGAGCATAAAAGTCCTTACGCCAGCTACGACCTTCTAAACAGAACACAACGTGATCTGCTTTAAAGTCAGTCCATGCTTTCTTTACACTGTTTAGCGTAATGTGTAGTGCCATGCCTACCTTTGTGTCGATATCGCCGCGTACTACGTGACGAGCTCTAAAGAA